GTGTTATCAAAGTTCTCAAACAAATCTACGAAGACCGTTTTAAAGAATATGAACGTAATAATTTCGTAAATCTGCCTTTTTGATATTTATATTAAAGGATTTGCGTTATGGACAAGAATGATGAACTATTCAAAGGCACAACATTCGCTGACTTAATGTCCGATGTATACCACAACAGTAAGAAAAAAGATCGACAAATGAATCAATTGATTGCATCATTGCAACCATTGATTAAAAATGCATCTGATGCTACGGTTGTTATTCCATTAATCAAAGATATTTTAGATGTGTCAATTAAAAACGATGATCACCTCGTTAAATTAACAGCAATTGTTCAACGTTATATTTCTACAAAACAAACAATATCTGGAGCAGATGGTTTATTAAGTGATGAAGAAAAAATGCAACTTCTTAAGGTTGCTGAACAAACATTGTCGAGTGAATTATCGGATGAATTGGATAATATTGAACAAGACGAAAAAATCTTTCATGACCGTATTGCAGCCGCAAAAGCAAAAATAGAGACTAAGGATATGAATGGATAGTGTAACATTTCACATTGGAGAAGTAACTTCTGCACCTGATGTTACTACATACGAATATACAAATACAAATCAGTTTGAAATATTTGTAAAAACATATACTGATTTTTATAATCGTCAAGAAGTACACGCAATACCATTAAATGCTAATATCAAACAAACACCATTAGTTGGCGAACATGTTTTATTAGTATATGGATTATCAGCTGAAAATACAGATAAAACAATTTATCCGCAATGGTATTATATTTCTCCATTTGCTCTCAATTCAAATATCAATGCAAATATTCTAGAAGGCATTGCTCCATCAACAATTCCATATGTCGCTCCTTCTTCTTTTAAAGAACAAGAAGTTTCTTCATTGCAAATGTATGAAGGTGATGTATTAGTAGAAGGCCGCTTTGGAAATAGTATACGTTTATCTAGTACTATATCAGGAGGTAAATATTCTATACCAGCGCCATGGACAGGACAAGTTTCTGGAGATCCTATTATAGTATTATCCAACGGTCGCAAGTATAAAAAAGATTCGTATACAGTTGAAAATGCGGAACAAGATGGTGCTACTGTATATTTAACTAGTACACAAAAAGTACCAGTATTATTAGGAAATTCAAACAAACGAAATCCATTAACTCATTATACGCCATCTGAATCACAATTTGAAAAATCACAATTTATCGGCGTCGCTGATAGAATTATTTTAAAAGCAAAAACAGATATTGCTATTATTGACTCGCCACGCGGTATTATTTTAAATACAACTGGTGCTGTGAAAATAGGAAATGATTCAGCAAATGTCGGAATGGTGCATAGTGATGTTTTAAAAGATATATTAACTAAATTGATTGATCAAATGTTATCTGGAGTACAAGTAGGCGATGGATATGCTCCGCAAGGTGGTTTTGTTGATAATGGCGCTAGAGCAAAAGAAGCTAGAGCATTATTAGCTAAATTAGATAGTTCAAAATATTTTATTACAAAAGAAATAAATTAAAGGAATAATATATGATAGTTCCACCATTAGATAGAATACCTCGATTACCTGGACAAGCAGCTAATCTAATTCAAAAAGAATTTGACAAACAAACTGATATTTTATTAGAACAAGTAAACAAGACCGTGCAGGATTCTATTAAATTACCGCCGAATGTACATTGTGATGATCCTCGGATCAAAAAACTTAAAGAACAATTACAGTTCATACAAAAACAAATTACTAAAGTTCAAGAATCAATTCCAATGATTCAATCAAAAATTGATGCAGTAAAAAATATAATTGGAGTTGCACAGGGAATTAAATCTGTAATATCAGCAGCACAACTTTCTAATCCAGTAACAGCTCCATTATTTATTGCACAACAATTAACGGAAATACAAAATGCAACTATTACTAATGCAATTGCATCACTGAAACAATTTGAATCGATACCAGTTACATTGTTATCAAAAATACAAACAATCGTTCCTCCTTTAACGGGTGCTATAAACAAACTTTCATCGGCATGTAATGGAGAAATTGATAATTTAGAACTTCCAACGCAAGCAGAGTATAATGATTTATTACCATCTGAATTTTATACAGACATTAATGTATCAGATACTGATTTACAAGGACGTTCTGATAATATAGAACTTATTTTAACCTTACAAAGAGACTTGTTAAGTTCATTACAAGAAGCCCCGAGTAAAGTATATCAAGACAATGGATTGCCTGCAGCAGATGTAGGTAAAATAGGTGATTATTATATTGATTTAACAACATCTATTGTATATGGCCCTAAGATAACAGCAACAGAATGGGGAACTCCCGTAAATTAATAATTACAATATTTATATAAAAATAATAATATGGATTCGAAAACATTAATAAAAGCACTTAAAGTAGCCGTACGTCAGGTTATTAAAGAAGAATTAACAGAAATTCTTCGCGAAGGTTTACAGTCGACTATTACAGAGATGAAACAACCGGTAAAAACAACTAATATGCCTGGTCATAGAAATCCTCCGGCAGCGCCAAAACGTAAAGCGGTACAATTTTCTGAAAACAAATGGTCATCTATTTTAAATGAAACTGATGCATTAACAGAACAAGGCCCGGCACCAATGAATAGTTTTGCTGACATAATGAATGAAGGAATGGATGAGATTCGTATGACTTCATCTGATGCGCAAGGCTTCGGAATGATGCGTCAAAACATGAAAGAGTCGATGGGACTAGCTCCAACCGCACCAAAGGTAATGGAAGATCCAGAAACAGGAAAAGTATTCGAAGTAGCACCAGAAGTTGCACAAGCAATGACACGTGACTATTCAGCTTTGATGAAAGCAATAAACAAGAAAAAGGGTAATTAATGCCATATCAAATAGTAAATATAAATGATATCAATCAGCAACAGCCTAATCAAGCAATAGGAATTAACTTCCCATTCAATGGTCGCGCCGGTTTGATGTCAGCTACATATACTACAATGGATCAATTAATTAGTAATTTTAAAAATCTACTTTTAACATATAAAGGAGAACGTTTTTATCATTATAATTTTGGCACAAATTTACCGGCATTGTTATTCGAACCTAATACATTGCATATAAAAGAACAAGTTAGTGAAACAATTACAGATGCAGTATCATATTGGTTACCGCAAATTAATATAGTTGATATCGAAACAATCACAGCAGAAGAAGACCCAACGTTGAATTGTCAAATAAAAATAACAATTTCATTTGAAGCGTCACTTTCGACTAATGCTAATAATTTAAATACGATTACAATATTTGTAGATAATACTAACACTTTAACAGTACAATAAGAGCATGGAAACAAAAAAAGACGTTACGTATTTAGGAAAAGATTTTGGCCAATTTAGAAAAGGTCTTATCGATTTTACTAAACAATATTTTCCGGATACATATACAGATTTTAATGAATCTGCGCCAGGAATGATATTTTTAGAATTAGCATCCTATGTAGGGGATGTTTTATCATATTATTCTGATACTAATTTAAAAGAATCATTATTAGAACAAGCATCAGAACGTTCTAATATATATGATATTGCAAAATCATTAGGATATAATCCAAACAACGTTGTACCAGCATATGTTACAATGGATGTTTTTCAATTAATTCCATCGATAGGTACAGGATCTGCAGTAGCACCAGATTTTAATTATGCATTATCAATTAAACCTGGTATGCGGGTTAAACAAAATAATGGTCCTGCTGTATTTAGAACTTTAGATAGTATTGATTTTAATTTTTCATCATCTATTGACAGTACTGAAGTAACTATTTATGAATCGGATCCTACTACAAAATTACCAACATATTATTTGTTAAAAAAACAAGTACGTGCGGTATCAGGTGATGTCAAAACAGCAACGTTTACATTTGCAACTCCAGTACCATATGATAAAATTTTATTGCCAGACACTAATACTATAGAAATAATTTCAATAAAAGAATCAGATGGCGATAATTGGTATGAAGTTCCATATTTAGCACAAGATACTATTTTTGAAAACGTACCAAATTTATTAGAGAATGATCCAGATTTATATCAATATCGTTCTTCTAGTCCTAGTTTGTTAAAAATGAAAAAGACAGCTAAACGTTTTGTTACAAGATTAAGAAGTGATAATCGTTTAGAAATACAATTTGGTGCTGGAATATCTGATAACAATGATGAAGAAATAATTCCAAATCCAGATAATGTAGGAAATGGATTAGCAGGATTTAGAAGAGCAGTTGATGTTGATATAGATCCTTCAAACTTTTTATATACAAGAACATATGGACAAGCACCGTCTAATACAACTTTAACAGTTACATATACTGTTGGGAATGGTATATCAGATAATGTAGGTGCAAATCTTTTAACTAATATAAATTTTGTTGAATATAATGATAATGTTAATTCATCAAATAGTGCACCATTAGTTAATTTTATAAAAACAACAATTGCAGTTAATAATGCAATACCAGCAGCAGGAGCAAAAACTGCGGATACATTGCAAGACATTAAAAATAATGCATTAGCTAATTTTGCAACTCAAAATAGATTAGTAACAAGAGAAGATTACATCATACGTTCTTATTCAATGCCATCTAAATATGGTAGTGTTGCAAAAGCATATATTGTACCAGATGACCAAATTTCACAACAAGAAAATCAGGATATTACAATAGCTAACCCATTAGCTATGAATATGTATATTTTAGGTTTTAATGATCTAAAACAATTAACACCATTGAATCAAGCAATCAAAGAAAATTTAAAAACATATTTAAATTACTATCGAATGTTAACTGATGCTATCAATATAAAAGATGCCTTTATTATCAATATCGGTGTGAATTTTGAAATTTCAGTATTACCAAATTACAATAGCAATGAGGTATTATTAAAATGTATTGATGCATTACGATCATTCTTTAGTGTCGATAAATGGCAAATAAATCAACCAATTATCAAATCTGATATAAATACTACATTGGCTAATGTTAAGGGAGTACAATCAGTTGTGGGTGTATCATTAACAAATTTATATGATAGCGACTTTGGCTATTCTGGAAATGTTTATGATTTAACTACTGCTACTAGAAATGGTGTTATTTATCCATCATTAGATCCTAGTATATTTGAAGTTAAATTTTTAAATAGAGATATAAAAGGTCGTGTTGTCAATCAATAAGGAAAGCAATGTTTAGAATATTTTACGCAGACAAAGATACTACATTATATGAATCATATCCAGATTATAATACCGGGTTGGATGAAATTATTGAAATAGGAAAACGTTTTGGCAATGATGGAGACACGTTATTAAAGTCTCGTGGCATCGTTAAATTTGATATGAATGAAATAACTTCAACGTTGTCTACATATGGAAAAACGATTAATGATTGTAAATTTGTTTTAAACTTATATAAATCACACGCAAAAAATCTTACATCTAGTTATACATTAAATGCAAAATTGCTAGCACAAGATTGGATTAATGGTACAGGATATTTATCAAACTTAACTACAGATGGTGCATCGTGGAGTGGATCTGCAAGTGGATCTGCATGGCAATCAGGTAGCATTTCACAATTAGGTCCTCAAATAGGAACTAGTACATTACGTCTATCGGGATCGGGTGCTGGGGGAAATTGGATATATCAGTCTGGGTCTGTAGCACAAGGAAGTTCTTCTATTGGTTTAGTTTCATCCGAGTCATTTTCATATAGAACTACCGATGTTAATATGGATGTAACAGATGCTATTAAAATATGGGTAAGTGGTAGTAGTAGTGCAACTATTCCAAACTATGGCTTCTTATTACAATTCTCTGATGCAGATGAAATAAATGATACAGTACAAGGTTACATTCGTTATTTTAGTAGAGATACGCATACAATTTATGTTCCTAGATTAACAATGTATTTTGATACTGGCTCTTTTACAACAGGTTCATTAACTGCTGCAAATTTAGATTCATATGTTGTTTATACACAAACACAACCACAATATAAAGATACAGAAATTGCTAAAATAAGAATATATGCACGAGATAAATATCCACAAAAATCGCCAACTAATTTATTTCCTATCGAAACAATAAAATATTTGCCATCTAGTAGTTATTATGCAGTATATGACGCACAAACTGATGAAGCTATAATTCCGTACGATAATATTTATACTAAAGTGAATTGTGATTCTACTAGCAATTACGTTTACCTTGATATGAATGGTTTTATGCCTGAACGTTATTATCGTTTAGAATTAAAAATTGTAGACGGATTTATGACGAAATATATAGATGATCAAATCTATTTTAAAGTGATTAGATAATGGCTGAAAAAAATGAAGTGCAAAATTTAGGTAATCAAACAGTAATGAATAGTAAATTACTGGATCCAGTTACTGGAGCACAACAAGCACGATATTCTAAATTAGGATTAAATTATATTTCAAATAATACTGCTGTTGTCCCTAGGGATGAAGCTGGTAATATTACATTACATGAAAATTCAAAATCAAATCCATTATTAATTATTGATTCATCTGCAGAACAAATAGCAACAAAATCAGTATTGCGAGTATTAAATACAAGATTTGAATATTATTCATTTCCAACAGACATTACAGCTAATGATGTTGATTTAAATTTAGATGTTGATTTAAATTTAGATTCTGATACTATAACAACTGAATTAAAAATACCAGTTGCAACAGATTCTCAGGGACAACCAATCTCTGTTGCAAAAATTAATACAACATATGATAGTACATGGTATTATGGAGAAGAATTAAATGATTCTGATATAGGGTATAAACAATTGCAATTTACTGGCGGATCTCAACCGGTTGTAAATGGATATACAATTACTAAAGATATATTATCAACATTACGTAATAATAATCAAACATTGCGTTTTGTTATAAATACACAATATGTTACAAACGAATCGGGTCAGAGAACGGGTATATCAATAAAATTGAATAGAAAAAATCCAAAAATCTATAGAGAATTTGAGGAAATTATTATTTATACTGAAGCTAATGTATCTGGTGATGCTGGTAGTGAATCAAATCCAAATGGATTTACCGCAAATGTATATCCAGTATTACTATTAGAATATTTTGTAGATGCAATCGATATACAAATTGATGACACTTATTTTATAGAAGCTGTTGGTAGTAATCCGTCTTGGACATTGCCTGAAAATTCATATTGGACCATTGAACCAGTAGATATACCAACCAGTACAGCTATTTTTGGTTGGTCAACACAAAATACAGCCGGCAATGCAGGTGTTTACAATTTAAATTTTGATACTATATTATATAACAATAGTAGTCAAATGATTGCAAAAAGAAATTTAGGAACTAATCAAGTATTAACCATGGTTTAAAATTAATGTTAACACAATATAAAAATATCGATCAAATTAATTCTGCAACTAAGTCAGTTTCTGGAGAGCGTATTGCTAAGTCAAAAACTAATTTCTTTAGTTATGATCA